CCTCTACCATACAAAGAACCATCAGCTACTCTATTACAATTAATGGGTATTGTGGTTCAAGCAGGTCAGAGATTCGCGGCTATATCCGAATTACAAATGGGTGAAGGCCAACAAAACGCAGCTGTAGGAACAACGATAGCTCTTCTTGAAAGAGGATCTAAAGTTATGTCTGCTATTCACAAAAGATTATACAGCTCAATGAGACAAGAGTTTAAATTATTATCTAAAATTATTTCTACATATCTACCACCAGAATATCCGTATGATGTTGTGGGTGGTGCAAGAGTTATCAAACAAACAGACTTTGATGAGAGAATAGATATTCTACCTGTGGCAGATCCAAATATATTTTCTATGTCACAAAGAATTACTTTGGCTCAAACACAATTACAACTTGCTACATCAAATCCACAGATACATAATCTGTATCAAGCGTACAGAACGATGTACGAAGCGATTGGTATAAAAAATATTGATGGTATTTTACCACCACCAATGCCAGTGCAACCGATTGATCCGAGTCA